TTCTTGCTCTTGCAATTTTGCACGTATTTCTGCCAATGTTGCCATAGTTATTCTCCTTAATTATGCCTATGTTTGTTGCCTAAGTATGCCTCATGACTACTTATATAGTCACTAGTATATGTGTAGTTTGTGAAGTTGTCAACTAAAAAGTTTATCGAAATCGTATTTGTTAAATGCGCTTTCAAATGTTTGTTCATAATCTTCACTTGCTACACTCGCCGATTCACTTGCAGGTGCTTTCAACTTAGGCATTAATGTTTTGATTGCACCGACTGCTTTAGATAGCATAGCACGTTCTTTAACATTGTCAACCACATCGTTGAATCTTGCAAGTAAAACTGCCAGTTGATCCTGATCTTTGCCGCCATCGATAGCGCCACTCAAGTATTCCATCACAGCACCGATTTGCGCTTGCATAGGAGCACTAGCAAGTCTCTTGCTAACAAGTGGATTTTCAGGATCACTTTTTACATCAACACCTTTGCGCAGTCTAACACTATCCATTTTGTTGATAGCGTCTACTAAACTGTCCAGTGTTTCTGTTGCAAATGCATCAGCTTCTCGGATTGCTTTCATCTCTTTGACTAGTGCATTTACATACGGTAGTGCATCATCTAAACTTTCGTCAAATGTGCGTACCGTAAACTGATTACGAAGTTTTGTACGATCTGTTTCATTGATCTTAACTTCTCGTGCTTCAAACTTTTCTTTGGTTTCGTTGTAGCACTTGCAACCTTTTAATTTGTTGATTGTTTCTCTGATACTAGCAATACGTTGAGAGACTGCTTCTACGATTTCTGCTGTATCTTCGTTTACCAAACCATTGCGCTTACTGTAGTTTGCAAACTCTTTGAGCTTTTTAAGTTCTACAGTTTGTTCTTGAATATATTGACCAAATTCATCATGTGGTGTGCCACCTTCTTTAACGTGACGCAGCATAGCTCTACCACCTGCTAGATTGTTGGTTGGCATCTTGTAGCGTTCACCTTCTGCATTTTCAATATAGATAGCACTGATGTTTCTACTGCGGCTTCCACGTGATTCTTCATTCACTGGTTTTGTATGTTTAATAATTAGTCTAGCACTTTCTAGCTTTTGATAACTGCTCTTGCTACTACCATAAGCTGGACTAATACCTTCGTCTATTTTCATGTCTCTCACCTTTTGCGCTTGGTAATCTTGATCTTTTGGTTTTATTTCTTTTGTAAAATTCTTTAGTGTGTATTCAATAATACTTCTGTTAGCAAGTTGTTTTAACTGAAACAGTGTGTCTTTGAATTCGTTTAAATCAGCATTTTGATTTATACTTACACGTATTTCACGCTTGCTTTCTGTTTCATCCAAGTTGATCATGCTACCAACTTTGGGCAAATAAAAACGTCTCGCTTGATCTGGATCAACAGTAGACTCGCCTTCGTCGGTGTACATTTGCACTGCCGCACCGCTGCCTTTTAAAATTTTAAACATTTCGTTGGCAATTTTTTCACTGTTAATCATTGTCAATTCCTTTAATGTATTTATGTTAGAAACACAAAAGGCATGGGCTCCACACTTTCATCATCGTCAAAGGTATCTTTGAGTTCATCGTATGCGCCTTCGTCATACTGTGCTACTTGTTGAGCTATTCTTACTACTAGTACACATGCCATTACTAGGTCATCTGTTTCGCCGTCTTTGGCAGCAAAGCTACTGCCTCTGGCAATAAATGTTTTGATTTCTCTGAGCAATGCACTACTGGCAATCTCCATTCTGTCTGTTTCAATCCATGTTTTGAGTTTGCTACAGGCTGCAAGTTTGCTTTTGTTGGTGGTAGTAAATCCTTTTCTAAAACCTCTGTTGGCACTGCGTGGTTGACTGACCAATGTTCCAGGTATATTATCTTCACCCAGTTCGTTGATAACAACCAATGCAGCTTCTCCCAGTGTATTGTTTTCCACACTCCAGTATATTTCACTTTCTGGTGCTTCGTCTTGGATAGCCATTAACATCTGTCTTAGTATTTTGATTTGCTCGGTGATAGGAGTTTTATTGTGCATCCATTCTGCTACTTGACGCATACCAGGCAATTCGTATATTTGTATTGCAGCATTGTCGCCACCTGTTCCCAAACTTGGATCAAGTCCTGCAATGTATGTTTTACCTTTGGTAATATTTTTGTACCAACGCACTTGTCCTGTGCGCTTGTAAACTTCTTTGCTTTCCATAACAGCCAGTTTTAAACTGCTGATAAGTGTTTCGTCATAAGCAATAAACTCGTTAAGATGTTCACGACGAAAACGTTCTTCGCCTATTTTGCTTTGTTCTTGATCAGCCCACTCTTGATCTCTGTCTGGATGTTGTTTCCAATCTGCACTGTATGCTTTGAATCCGTTTTTACCGGTTTCTTTTTCATTGCCAAATTCGTCCAGTGTGTTACATGCACCACGCCAAATTTGTGCAAACTGATCATCGTCTTGATTTGGTGTACTTGTGATAATACACTTACCACCTGTACTCAATGTTGGACTGAGTGCTGTCCAAAACTCACGAGCAATAGTAGGTCTCACAAATGCAAACTCGTCCAAGTATGCCAGTGAAATACTCAAACCACGTCCAGTGTTTTCAGTGGTTGCTTGTGCAATAATACGTGATCCGTTATCAAACTCTAGTGATCCTTTGTTGTATGCTGTTACACCTGCACGTACATGATCAGGTAAAAGTTCATATGCAAATCTCACACGTTGCATAATTTCTTGCGCACCACTATACTTGTGTGCAGCAATAAGAATAGTCTGATCTGGCACATACATAGCATACCATAATAGGTATGCGGCCGCCGCAGTTGACTTACCCATCTGGCGACTAATAAGAGCAATACTATAACGATGATTATGATAAGCATCTAATAATCCACGTTGAAAGTCAAACAAATCAAAACGCATTCTGCCTTTGACGGGATGTTGAATCCACACAAAGTTTTCAATAAAATACAAAGGATCTTGTGTACACTTCACAAGATCTTCAATTTGTTCTTTTGTGAACTTCTCTTTCTTGTAAGGTGATTTAATTAAATTAGTATCTACTGCCATACTAGTACTTATCAGAAAAAGAGACAGTGTAAAATACACTGTCTCGCTAGTTTAAACGCCTGCTAATTTTTTAATTCTTGAAAGATCAGCACTTTCCATTTCAAGTGAACCTTCAAGGTGTGCTCTACCATCTTCTTGCATACCTTGTTCACTGAACTGAACTTCTGTACCAATCATATCGCTGATATGTTCTTCAAAACCAGTGTCTGTGTAAACTGTCCAAGGACCATCATGTTCCACAGTCACTTCAATCATGCCATCCCGTTCTTCAACTTCATAGTCAGTCATTGTAACACTAGGTGGATTTTCACCATCTCTGTCCCAAATACTGTCGCCTGCTAATTTAATAGGCTGTGGCAAACTAGCATATCCTGGGCCTTGTTTGCTTGCTTTTGCTGGATTGTAATCCGGTGCGCCCATGCCTGCTTCTTCAACACTTTCATCTTGCATATGACTGGTTGTGCCTTGGTGCCCTGATTCTAGTGCATCGTAAGCGTCAGACAGTGCTTGTCTAATATCATCAAGCCAAGAAGTATCACCATTGATATCCTCTATGGCTTTTTGCAATAAACCATCTGATCTAAAAACTTTTTCAAGTCTGTTAACTTGGTTCATTGCACCTGTAAAGGTATTATCTATTTTTGATTCTTGACTGTGTGCCATTGTTATAGTCCTGCTAGTTTACGTAGCATGTCAATATCGTCGTCTAATTTGTGTGCTACATCTTTTTTCATTGTAGTTTTGTGTGTTTTACCACCAAATTCAAATGTATCTTTACCTGCACGAGCCGCTGCCGCCGCTGCTTGATTAAATGCATTTTCTTCAACATCATCTTCGTCAACCATTGCTTCTTCCACTGATTCATCTGTGTAAAGAGAATTTTCAATTTCGTCTGATACTTGACGTGCAAGACCAGCGGCTTTTTGTATGCTTTTTACTGCATCGTCCATACCATTTTGCACATCTGCCAATGCATCATGCATATCGCCTTTGTCTGACATATCGTATTGATATGGAGCTTCACTAACTGATTCATAGTACTCATCTGCCATTTCTTTGCCATACTTTTTAGCAAATTCTTCTTTTGACATTGTTTCTGAATCACCAATGATTTGATCACTCATACGACCTTCTGTAACAGACTCATTGCAATCGCAATCGTCTGCACATGCATCATGGTCTTCATGTGTTTCACATTCACAATCTGCTTCTGTTACTACTTGGTTTTGTGCAGCTTTATACTGTGCATATGCTTCAGTAATATCTTCCACATTGTGATCTTCGTAAACTTTTGTTTCATCTACAGTTACATGCTCGCCGTTGGCTCCCAAGTATCTGCGTAGGCTTAGGTCAGCAGGACTACCTAATGGGCCTTTGTATTCTTCTGGCTCACCGCTGTAGTGATCACCACTATTTTGGTAGCCTTCTTCTTCAAGATCAGCTTCACTTTGCAATTGATTCAATTGCTCTGGAGTTACCAATGCAATCAATGTTCTCATGCCATCATGTGAATCTTGTGGCTGTTCTTGCACTGGTGTGTCAGCTGATTTACTAAGTCCTGCTAATTTAATTAAATCATCTAAATTCATTGTCTCACACCTTGTATTCTTTGTATAATTCTGCACCCAAACTGTCTTTTACCATTTTTTCGTTGTATTTGTCGCCATAATGATCTTCGGGGTTAATTTTTTCTGCTTCGCTGTAATCTGCGTCAGCTAGTACGCTGGTTGCTTCTTCATCTGATTCTTCTTCAACTTCCCAAAGCTCTTCAGCTTCTTTCATGTTGTGTACAATCATGCTGCCCATACTGCAACCACAAATGCTTGCAATTTCTTCGTGCAATGCATGAGGTGTTGCTGGTAGCTTAGTAGCAAAGTCGTATATGTAAACTTCTTGTGCGCCTACATCTGCAAAGCCCCTTGGCTTGTGCATGATGGTTTTCTTAGGAGCACCCATGCTTTCCATGTTGTATTTTTTCATATGGTTTTCAATTCTGTCCATATGTTCATCTGAAATCTCGTTTAGACTACGAAGTCTGAACTCATAGGTTTTTTCAGATTCAGCTAGATATTGTTTCAAACTTTTCATCGCGATTTCCTTAACTGTAGTTATTTATCCGAATTATTCATTTTATTAATGACTGCATTAATTAATGCATTACGATCTTCAAATTCCTCTGCTTCGCCTTGTATACCTGTATCTCCACGAGATTTAGCTTCTTGTGCATCGAATTTGGCTTTTTGTAATTGCAGTTGCACCATTTTTAGTTTTTTGTCCATCTTAGCTGTTTTAGCAGTGATAGCGTTGGTCATCATTTTACTTGCTGTATCAAATATAGCCGCCGCATGTCTATCTTCTACGTTTTGTCCAAGATCCATAAGGTCTTGAAATGCATGCATTGCCTTCTGAGCATAGTTGTCCATGTCAGCATCCAATGCTTCTAAGTCTCTAACCATAGGTAATGCAGCATCAATTTTATCTGCTACATCCAGTTGTTGCTGTAACTGTACAAGATCTAATCCAGTTTCTTCCTGCTTGATAGGCTCATCTTCGTATTCTTTTTCCATTGGAGGCAAATCAAATACGTCTTCAATTTTTTTGTTCATTTTCTTTTCCTCTTTTTAGGCTGATTGAACAACTCGTTTTCTGTTAACACTCTAAATCCAACACCCTGTCTTTGACAAAATATTTTAGCAGCTTGCCATTTGGCTTCATTTACGATTGCTTGTGCTTTTTGTACTGTGCTTCTAGCATGAGCCAGTGTTTGACCAGCAGGTTTAATTTCAATCATTTCTGCTTTGCGCTGTTTATTCTTATCTTCATACACTATGAAAAAGTCTGGAACATAGTGTGTATTTTTACCTGTTGCTGGATTTCTATAAGGTATTCTGTGTGCTTCACTAGCCCATGCTAGTATATTAGGATGTGTATCTAGTAATCTCATAAATTTCAACTCCCATCCACTGCGATAACGAGGACGGTGTTTTCCTACATACTTCTGAGGATTTTTGACCTCATATATCCCTTGTTGAAATTTATTTGCCATTCTAGCAGTATTTATTAGCGTATAAAGTTAGATAAAAATCTCTGCACTGATGAAGGTATTTGACTTGTTACAAAGTTTCTAACTTGACTAGTAGCAAATTGCTGTGGATCAAAACGTTGTCCGTTTATTATTTGCGTTGCGGCTTGATTAACAGCATTAGAAATAAAATTGTTAGAATTGGATCTGTTAGCCACTGTGGTTGCTTCTGCACCTCCAGATGCAACTTGTGCAGCACTTGCACCATTGTCTCCAAGAGGAAATATATTAACATGCTCTGGTTGAAATTGTACTGTGTATTGAACAGGCTGACTGTCGCTGTAGTCTAATCTATCATGATTAATATTAGTAATCATGCAGTTGTACAAGTGTGTACGTCTGCCGCCTTGTGCAGTATCTTGTTGAGTAATAACAATTTCTTCAAAGAAAAATCTTTGATCGTCTCTTAGTGTTTTAGCACCAAACAAATGAACTCCTCCACTGCTGAAGTTTTCATTGGTAATTGGACTATCATTAAAATTGCTAGCAGCCATTTGATGTCCTTGATAATAGTGATTTGCATATGACTGCATCAAGTAATCAAATTGACTGTCTTTGGTGTCGTAGAATATAATAGTAACAGGCTGAACAGTCATCCTAGTAGGAATATACCTCATTCTGTTGTATTGATTAACTGTGACAACATTGTAATCATAGTCTGGAAGGCCCGCACTGCTTACTCTGTGAAAAGTGAAGGCTCTTCCAAAACTTTCGTCTACTAACGAAACAGTAGGATTCAGAATCATATCAACACTAAATTGAAATTTAGATCTTGGTATGCCTGTTAATACTTGACTACCATGCTGAACATTAAAGTGATCAGCGGCAGCATTGTAAGGGCCGGTATTACTAATTAATCCCACTGCGCTAGTCCTAATTAGTTACCGCCACCTGTAGCGTTACTAACTGATTGATCAGGTGTTTCACCTGTAAGTGTAGCATTGCCAGCAGCATCATAAATTTCTGCGTTGTCGTAACGAATCTGTACAGTAACATTTACTTGACCACTGTTTGAATAGTCCATATCTCCGTACTGAATATTGCTGATATAGCAACCTGCTAGTTCAAATTTGTCTAGTACACCTGGTGTTGGGTTTGCACCGTCTAAACTTTCTACAGTCATTTGGAATTTATATCCACTGCCTGCTCTGCTACTTGCTTGGTTAGCGTGATCAACTTGTCTATTAAGTTGATTGTTTAGCTCTCTAAGCACTGCACTGTCCACATCGTCTCTGATTACCACAGAGATTGGATCCCAAGTGTGCTTACCAGCTAGATAAATTCTTGAGTTATATGCATCTAAAACTACTTCGTCGTGTGTAAGTGAAGGGCGTGTTACGCTAATAACACTTCTTGTTGGAGTAGCACTGAAGCCATCTCCTATAAAAGTCACTCTAAAACGATATGCGAGCTTAGGCATAATTGTTGTTGTGTTTCCTTGATTGTCAGGAACGCCTAATGTTGTAATAACTGCCATGTCGATCTCCTCATAATACCGGCTATACGTATTTATGATTTTTAGTCAAAAAATTAGGCGCCCTTGGACGCCTAATTAAGTATTCAGTTAATTTTTTTAGTTAATTGCCCTAATTGTGCCTGTGTTAACCACTCTAATTGGGATATAAATGAACTCAACCGCTTTGGCTGGCTCAATCGCAACGTCAATGTATAGTTCATTACGGTCAATACGTGCTGGAGTGTTGTTACTCTCATCACATACAACTGCAAAGTCATACAATCCTCTGCGGCTCAGGATATCTGCTAGGAATCTTTCAAATACGATTTTAGCTCTATCTCTTGTTAACTGATCATTGATCTCAAATAGGAATGGACGAGCTAGCTCATCAAATCTATCTCTGAGATATGCAACCAAACGTGCAACGTTCACACGATCTAGTGCGCTTGTAGTTGTGTGCAGAGTTTTCTGACCAAATACAATTGTACCTTGTCCTGGGAATGTTGTGATTGGGTTTAGCTTAACAGTGTACATTGCATCACGCTGTCCTTGGTTTAGACTCAAAGGCTTAAATTCGCCTTCTGTTGTCATGTGACCAACGCTGGTAGCATTTTGTACTACGCCACGTGTTGTACCTGCTGGTGGGAACCACTGGAAGCTGATATTGTCGTTGTAAGCATATGTGTACAGAGCCATATGACTTGCTGGACATACCACTGTGTTACCATTTAATGGTTCTGTAGTTTGACAACTTGGATAGTAAACTGCACTGTATGTGTTGTTTGTAATCAAGCCATCTTCGCCATTTTCACTAGCATTGTTGCTGTTTTGTACCCAGTTGATAATATCAGTTGGATCTTTACGAAGTGGACTGTCAAGAATGATAAAGGCTGTTTCGCCTCTGTCACTGTTCAGTGTTACCATTTCGTCTGTCAACTCTGGGAAGTTTGGTGCTGCGATTAAGCTGAAA